TCTAATAGTAATTTATAGTTAGCATTAGCAGGGTTACTAATTGTTCCACCACTAATCATTCCCTGTATAGCTACAAATAGATTAGTACCTAGCTTTGTTTCTACATATTTTTTCTGTGCAATTTTTACATAAGGTAACAAGAAATCTACATCAACATTCATATTGATTGCAGTAGAATTTTTTAGTTTATCCTCGCTTATAAATAGTACATATCCTGCCATATTATCTTGGTTTTAAATATCCGTGATTCTTCATTTTTTTTGGTGGTTTAGCAACTAGGTTATCATTTTTCTTAGCAGTAAAACCTTCTGATTTAGCTTTAGTGTAACCTATGTTTTTATCATCTTGTATCTTATCAGGATAATAAACATAATTATCATCTGTCTTAGGTGCTTTATATACTTGGCGAAGCCAAAAATGTTCACATTCTGCACCTCCTTTATAAAGCCAAATAGAATAAGTAGCTGCACCTTTTTTACCAAATCCTTTATTGACAGGCATTGAACCCATTTTAATTATATCCTCTTTACGGTATATTTTTTTTGCAGCCATCATTTTTCTGCAAAACTCTCTTTGTGTTCCTGTTTTATTTTCTAAGAAGTTATCGTGAGTATATACATACCTTACTTTGTAAAAAGCAGTTTTAGATTTATTTAAACCATCTTGAGTACTTCTAGCATTAGGTGTTGCTCTGCCTGTTGATGTTAATTCTATGTTGTGTGCTTTGTTTAATTCTTCTTCATAATTAAAATCTTGGTGTTCTCCATCAACTACTTCTTCAGATATTAATTCCCAATCTTCAGGAATATCTTCCATAGTTTCTAAGAAAGCATCTAATTCTGTTTTTTCTAGATTAAGCATTTGATCGTGTGATTCACAAGCCATATATACTGTCTTACCCTCTAGTTCGTGTTCGTGATAGCCACTACACCCAATTTCTTTAGCGTGTTTTTCTGCTTCTTCTATAGTATCAAAAACAGGTTTACCATCTATCATTCCTACTTTACTAAATTCATCTTCTGCTTGTGTCATTACACTTTTCATATCTTCTACACTAAACTTAGATGTAATAGGTTTTGTCTGAACAAAAGAAATAGGCAAGTCCATATTATTAATCTTAAATATTTTAGCTAATACTTTTATTATATGGATCTGATATGGTTTAATTACTGTGTTGTAATAAAAATCTGCTGCATTCATTAATTCCTCTGCGTTGTTACCTAATCCTGTGTCGCTTTTGATCCCCATAAGCATTGGGCTAGTTACCCTATGCCCTGTTAGTATATTTTGCACCAGTAGTTCTTGGAGTGCTAAATACTGCTTGTCCTGATTAGATACTGTAATAGGAAATATTTCAGGTGTTCTTGTTTTATCATCTGAAAATGTAATTACCATTTTACCTGCATTAGAACTAGAAGAAAATTTATTATTTAAACTTCTTTCAATAGCTAGGCGTTCATCTTGTGTCGGTACTCCATTTGCAAAATTGATCATATAGCTGCCACTAAATCCATTACTGATATTATTGAGATGGAACTCTGCAACTCTTTGATCTACTAAAGCCCAATTATTAGCTGCTATGTAATCAGGAGTGTGATATATATCCATATTAGGACTATATAATCCTGTATATAATAATTGACTAGGACTAGTTCTATCATATAAATCAAAAGCTGCTATAGGTGTTGGTTTATTCTGTCTAGTATTACTCCAATCTGCTGATACATAATAAGTATCTACTTTACCCATAGCATTAGGTTTTCCTGCCCTTACCCTTTCAACAGGAATGTGATATATTTCCACGATTTCTGTTTTAGCTTTATTATAGATCAGATGTAAGGCAAAAGCCCCCTGAAGCTTAAAGTCAAAAGAAATCTTTTTTATTACTTCGTGTAGTGTTTCTTTGCTATTAGCGTGAAAGAAAAAGTTTTTTAACTTAACTAACTTATCTAAATTATTAGCTTGTTCTTCTTCTTCATCATCTATAATTATATCATCTCCACAGATCATCTCTGCTGTTGCGTTAATAATGGCAGCGTGGGTGGAACTGTTGTAATAAAGATCTATAAGGAACTGTGGGTATAAGTTCTTCCAATCTTCAGTACCATATTCAATATAATCTTTACCCCTAATTTCTTCAATAATTGGGGAAGTTTCTGATGATAAATCTACACTTAGTATGTTTTCCATAATTTAATTTTATTCTTGTTCAGGTGTCCAATCAGAACCTCTTACTATTGCTAATATTTCTTCGTGAGTATATTGATCTAATCCTTCTAAAAAAGATGGAGTTTCGCCCATAAATTTAGCAATAAATAATGTACCATCTAATGACTTTCTTACAGTTGAAGGAGAATCCTCTACTATTTGTGAGAAATCACATACAGGGTTTCCTTCTGCATCTACTTCAGTCAATAAACTTGTGTTTGGTGTTGTATATATCATAATTTTAATTGTTTGGAGTGTCCTCTATAATATCTGAAGCACTCATATTTGTCATTGTTCCGTAATTGTTTTCTGTAAATAAAGATATTGTTACAGGTAATCCTGTTGTCTTAGCATAAGTTTCTGCTTGTGTTTGTTTTTCTAACTGTGCGCCCCAAATATAAACACTTGAACCAACTGACAAGTCAAATAAATTTGCTGCATCTAAAACCCAACTTGTAGATAGTATGTTTGCGGTAACAGAAACTCTTATCCAACCATCTGATAGTTGAGTTATATTGCTTGATATAATATTTGCACCTGAATTTACCAATGTATTTGTAGTTAAATCTACAGTGCAGTTAGCCGTATTACCACCCGCATCAAGTCTAATTAACACACTATCTCCGTCTAAGTTCTTATAGAACGAAGTAAAAGTATGTACTCCTGTTGAAGGATATATACTCAACTCAAATAATCTTGGTGCGCTGCTTGTTGGTTTGGTTAATTTGTATGCATTTAAAGTACCATCAGGAGAGATAATAGAGTTTGGAGTTGCAGTTATATTGCTCTTTTGCCAAGCCGATTGACTAAAATCTTCACTATAAGTAATTAAGTTAGTAGTAAATGATTTTCTTACTGCTGCTATACCATCTGACTTTATGTATGCAGTAGCTTGTGATTGTGCTTCAGTTTGTGCACCCCACAATAATACCTCGCTAAGAGTTCCACTACCTCTAAAATCTATAGCATAAAATATAGTTGCAACATTAGTAGTTGTATTAACTTCAAATCTTTGCCAATCTTCTGTTAAATTGAAAATATTGTTTGTATTAGCGTTGTGTGATGTTAATTGAGCAGTTCCTGTTCCACTAACAGTTCTTGCATATATTGTTCTAGCTTGGTCTGCTGCCGAAACACCACTATAATATAAAAGACCATTAGGAGCTCCATTATCACTAACTTTATAAGCAGTATTACTGCCATCAGGTGCAGTAAACCCACTTGTTATACTGCAATCTGTTGCAGTCCATTGACTAAAATCTTCACTATAAGGTAAAAGATTAGTAGTAGGTATATGTGCAAGATTAGGACTTGTTTGGTCTTGTATGATAGGATAACCATCTAATATACCATCTCCCATTCTATAGTAGTTTCTAATCTTTGTTAATGGAAATTGGTTAGTGATATTACCCTCAACCATATTTGTCATAGTGGCTGGGTTTCCTTGTACTTCTTTTATTGATACATTGTCTATTGAACCTATAAAATCAGAATTTGCAGTAAAAGTTATTAATGCTGATGTGTCTGCTGATACAACATAAATAACATACATCTTATTTTCACTTACGCTAGTAAACTCTTGACCACCTGTACCTTGTACTGTAGCACTTATTGAACCTGAATTACAATTTGACAATTCAAATGAAAACTTGACAACTTTGTTTTGAATACCACTAATAGAGCTTGATGTAACTATAGTAGAATTACCTGACTGTGTTCCATCACAGTTAGCACTACCCCCTGATATTGTCCACCCTGTACCTTTAGTCCAATCTGAATCAGTTGCAAAATCTCCATTAACTACTAATTCAGAACCTAGTGTAGGATTAGTTTGGTCATAGATAACAGGGTACTCATCATTAGTACCATCT